CAAACCAAAGTTGAGTTTTGTTGTTAGGCAATACATGAGTAGTAAACCTTCTACCTGTTCTTCTTAATTTAAGAATATAAGGTGAATCATAATTATATGCAGACATTGAAGGGTCAGCTGACCAGTTATTTATTACATCTTCAAATATATTATCTTGTGCAAGGTATTGTACTTCTCTCCAATTATTTGTATCTGTATCTTTTACATCTATAATAGATACTATATTGTCAGGTTCTAATGTTATCTTGCTATATTTTTTAGGGTCAGTAAATGTAAACGTTTCTGTTTCCAATTTACCTGCCATTGCTTGAACTTCTTTCTTTAAAAGATAATAAGTAGGTTCACCTGTTACATCATCAATTTGATACACAGTTATCTCAGTAGGGTTGAGTGAACTACTTGCCTTAAAATCTACTTTGTCTTGAGTAATAAATTCTACATCTCCAGTTGTACATATAAGTCCTTCAGCAACCTCCATTGCATATCTCATATCTGGACTTACATTGCTTGCACCGCTAAATGTTGCAGGTACAATTTGATAAACACACATTTCTGCAAGTGATGGTATTGAAGGTTTTGTTTTATATCCAAGAGCTCTTGCTAAGTCAACAACATTTGCTCTTTCTTCTGCATGCATTATCAAACTTTCTTTAAGTTGGTCGTCAACATAGTATGATAAAACATCTCCTACATAAGAAGCCATTTCTATAAACATCATACCTGGTGATGATTCATTAAAGTCATTGTATGTATCAGGGAAATAAGACTTTGCATATTTTACAAGGTCTTCTCTAAAACCTCCAAAGTCTTTATTAAGATATTTTATATCTCTTATATTTTTATTATCTAAATTACAGTCAGCCATTATAAGTCACCTATCTCTAAAGCTATTGACTGCATATCCATACTGTTTCCTTTGTACAGACTCCAATCAATTTTTATATTCATTCTATTTTCATTTGTCTTTGGCTGTTCAACCTTAACGCCTTTTAAATCTACATAAGGCAGCCATATTGCCACTTGTTTTTTTATGCGTTGTTCTAATTCCTGCCTAAGCTCAGGTGTATTATTTTCAAATACAGACTTCCAAACATCGCAACCAAATTCAGGATGCATAGGTCGCTCACCTCTATTTGTAAGTACAAGGTTCATAAGGTTTGATTTTGTCTGGTCAACTGTTGTATATGACTGTTGAAAATCTCCTCCATTTTTAACCTTGTTGCTAGAATTAGAAGGAAGCTGAGCATCATTACTTCCAGACGGTGCTAACACTTCATAGGAATAACTTCTTTTAGCACTTGAATTATTTGTCAAAGGTAGTGTTAAACCTATTGCAATATCTCTTTCAAAGTCTAAAGGATTATATTTGTATTCCTGTCTTTTTCTCATTATTTCTTAAATCTTTTTACTAAATCTGAATAATCTCTTGTTAATGCTTTTCCTAATCCGTCTTTATTTAATGTTTGAGAGTCAACTGGAACTCCATTGTGGTTTGTCATATTCATTCTTGCATTTGGCATGCCACCTTGCATTGCTGCAAACTGAGACCTCAGCTGTTGCGGACTTACCTCTGGATAAGGTTCAAACTCAGCACTTTTAGCTGTCTGCTCTAATACTTCGTTAAGTGAAACATTTTCAGAATATTTTTTTACTGGTTCAACTACTTCTTTCTTATGTTCCAATATATTCAGCGCTTCATTAATCTCACTTTTTACAGCAGATTTTATTTCTCTTTTTATAACCTCACGAATAATTCGTACTAATTCTTTTTTATTCATTTTTTACACTCCTTAGCTTTATATATAAATATCTTAAATATATATTTTATATCCACGGACCGGTGGCTCCTGACGATGTATTTGTCCATGTACCTGTATTAAGCCAGTTTGCAATTACATTACCTACATTGCTAGCCCATTGCGTATGTGATATTCCACTCATGCCAGAAGGATATGATTGTTCTATAGGACATTGAGTAGGTGGTACAGCAGCAAATGCAGGCAAACACCCTGGTGAATATACAGAATAAAAAACATCGATTGCGTCTTTTAATTTCTGTCCTGCGCTGTCGTTATTATTATTCCAACCTGCCAATGCTCCATACATAGCCTGTTCGGCTGCAGCTATTGTTGTTGATGGTGGCACGATTGCTGTAGAACCTAATTTTATAGATTCAGCCCATGCGGCAGCTGTACCTGGAGATGCGGCTTGTGAATCACCTGCTACACCTTCATATAAAGGACTTTCTGGGTCAAAATACTTTGCCATGTTGTTTGCGAATATAGGTACTAAAAATGGCATTACTGTTTCATTGCCTCCATCTGAGCCTTGAGCTGTGAATATATAGGAGCTTGTACAGGAGGACCTGATAATCCACAAGGTGTTGGGTGAGTCTCCTGAGTTAATTGAGTTAGCATTTCAAGTACAACATCTGCTAATGCTGATACGTTTAATTTCCAAGATGCTGTTGACAAGCCTATTTCTTTTGTAGCTGTAAGTATTATATTTTCTTTTTTAGCATTAAATATAAGTCTGTCTCCGTTTATTATTACCTGAGAACTTCCTAAATATCCGTTTATAGGTACCATTGGTATTACAGGACCTGTTGGTATTGTTACTGTTTGTGCAGCTATTGAACTACCTGGTTTTAAATCTATTTTCTGCTTACTAGTTAAAAGCACTGTTGATTCATTGTCGTTTATATCTTCTATGTGAGCATCACCTGTATCGGCGTGTCCATTTGATATAAACATTATTGGGTCTCCATCTGACGAGCCTACTGACCAAGTATTACCTGGTTTGCCTGATACTACTGTAGAACCTAATCGTATACTATTATCAAATCTACCTTGTATTATAGTATCACCTTCATAGTGCTGCATAGGTTTTGTATCCTTTTCCTTAAAGGTGTCGCCAAGACTGTTGTTTTTAAAACTCTTATCAGGAAAAGCAACATTAGGCATAGCGTTACTATTTATATCTGACCAAGCTTGTATTGCTGATATCCAATAATAACCTGTTTCTCTTGGGTCTACTTGCGCACCTAAAGTTGTTGCACATACACAAACTACTACTTCTCCTTTCAAAGGATATGTAGATATATTTTTATTAAGAGGCGGAATCCAATCACCTTCAGATTCTAATACTTGGCCGAAGCTTAATCTATTTCCTAGAAATTTTATTTTTACATAACCTAAATCTGTATTGTCTTTATACCATTCATGAGAATCATTCATTACAACATCTATAACCTCACCCATAGTAATTAAAGGTTTTACATCTGTATTACCATTTGTAAATGAAGCAGCCCTACCTTTGTCTCCAAATCCCATTATTTATTATCCTCTAAATCCTGCACTGTATTCAACAGCTGTTTCTTTTCTTCTTCTGTAAGTAGTCCAGCTCCTCCATCGTCATTACTTCTTCCCATAGCTCTCTGTACAATTGCTGCCATTTTAATTAGGTGTTCATCATTCTTTACACTAACTTCTAAATACTCTTTTATAATAGGTACTAGTATTGTTGCATCACCCATGTTTTTAATCATAGGTTGTAATTGTAATATAAGCTCATTTATTTGCTTTTCTTTCTTGGCAGAATTTTCGTATATATCTTGTAGCAATCCTTGAAACGACTTGCCTTTAAATATTTCGTCTTCATTTATTGACATATTAATTCTCCTTTATATATAAATATACAAAACAAAAAACCTAGGGATTTCTCCCTAGGCTTCTTAATATATATAACGATTGTAATTACTTCTTGTTAATAAAGAATGATGCTACAATTACTAATACTACCAATCCAACAAATCCACCTTGTCCAAGTGAGTTTACTAGAGCTGTTAGGTTAGCAATTACGTCCATTCCAAATACTGAACCGCCTGTTAAAACAGTCCAAAGAATTGTTACCGGTAGTACAGCCATCATGATAGCCATAAGTCCACCGAAAAATCCTGTAATGTATTTGATTACTGATTCCATAATTTCTCTTCCTTTCGTTTAAATTCTGTTATGTGGCATTATTGCCGGCGCGCCTTGATTAATTAATTAATTAAAATTTAAGACCGAAACCTAACATTAGGTTCGTTGTCTTATCTCCTGTGTTATATACAACTTTAGGGTCTACATAGATTCCCTTGTGAATTGTAAATAATTTACCTGCACCGATTTTAGCGTTATCAGTGTTTAATCCATCAGTCGCTACGTAAGCGAAATATCCATTCCAGAAATATCTTGCATGAAAGTCTAACTCCATGTCAACAGTAGAGTCTGCTTGAGCTACAGATACACCAACCATTAAGTTGTCTGTAAATCCGTATCCAACAGTTGGTGCTATAGACCATTCAGTCCATGCAACGTTTGCTACATCACCAGTACCTACATACCAGTCACCTTTTGTTTGAGCGTCAGCAGCCGTTAAGCCTAATGCTAATGCTAATGTTAAAATTAAATGTTTCATAATAATTCCTCTTTTTTGTTTTTGGTTTTAGCGCGCGCTAATTTAACGAGCAATCTGCTCGTATACTTTGAACTTTTCCTTAAAGTCCTTTTTTATAATATTTACTACCTTTGATATGTCTTGAGTTTTTTCATTTGTCATTTCTCTTATAAGTACATATAAAGCTTTCTTATTATATTTTTCAATATTCTCTCTACGTTTAAATAATTCCATAACTGCGTAAGCTATTTTAATATCGTTTTGTTTTGAGAATCTTTTTTCTATCTCAGAATCATAGTGACCTATGAATAAATCTGTAAAATCTTTTAATGCTTCTTTCTTAGAAGCTAGTGCTGATTCATTTGTTAAATCTCTTTGTTTATCGATTGCAAGTAAATCAGACTTGTTTTTAAGTATCTTGTATGCTTTGTTATTTGTTTGTATACAATAATTTTTTGCAACTATAGAAAAATAAGAAAAAGCTCTTCCCTTGTCTTCTCCATACTTACCTAATTTTTGTAATAAAAATCCTATTACTTCATATTGCTTGTCTTCTGTAGAGCCATTCATATAAGGAAACTTAAATCTGTTAATTATATTTTGAGACAGTTTCCATATAGGATAATGCACATATTCTGAGTATACTTTGTTTCTTTTATTTTGGTTTGTCTCGGCGTTATATGCAACAATTGCTTTTTCAGTAACAGGAGTGAAGTACATCTTGTTCTTTCTTTTTCTACCTCGCTTACTTTTATTGTTCATATAGTCTTCAAAATCTTGTTGGTATTTTTCAACGTTTTCATAAAATATATCTACAGGACTCTTATCTTTATTCGACATCTTTAGTCTCCGCATCTAATTTATTTATTACATCTTTTATACCTTTAAACACAGAACCTATTTCATCGTCAGATTCAAAGCCTCCTTTAGAATCTAATCTTCTCATTTCTAAAAGAGTTTCATTAAATCTTTTTGCTATAATGGCCATAGTATCATCTTGCTCTAGAACTATATCTTCAAGCTCTTCATTTTTCATTAAAAGATTGTATATAATGTATATAAGGCACACAGTCAAAACCGAAAGTGTTATTACTGCAACCAACATTATTTAGACTCCCCAAACAATCCTGAAAATATATCATCTACTGATTTATTTGCTGTTGCTGTATCTAAAGATTTTTTCTTGTGCTTAGAGTTTGAAGCCTTTTTTATTTCAGAGCCTACTTTGTTTATCTCACCTTCAATCTTTGAAGCCATTAAATCTGCTTGGTGTAATACTAATGGCATGTTTGTTTTAAAATTTCTATCTGAGTTGTAGTGCTTAAAGTATTGTGTATTAGCATCATCGTATAAACCATCATGTACCATAATAGCTATCATTTCATTTTCAGAAAACTTTATATCATGCTGCTGTAATAACCATAAACTTCTATGCTGTACTGGCATCCAATTAAGTTCTGGATTTAAGTTCCAAAGAGAACCTTGATTTTTCCTGTGCCACTCGCTAGGATTTGGTACATATAAATCTTTTTCTAAATCACCATACTTTCCTAAGTCATGGTTAAGTGCAGCAAACATTAACTCTTCTAATGTATATCCTTCCATACTTGAGCCCATACTTTTCCAAAGCATATAAGTTTGTTTAGCGCATTTACATACTCTTAGCACATGTTCCACATAACCACCTACAAATGCGTTATGATAATTAATGTTTCCTGAAGCTGGTGTAAACATCATTCTATCTTGGAATGTGCTATACATAGCTTTTAATTTTTCTTTTCTTTCACCTTCAAAATTTTTGTCTATAACTAACATTAAGTCATTCCAATTTTGTAGTAATTGTTCTTCTGTTAAATTCATGAATTTTCCTCCATTTTGTTTTTAACTCTACTCCAATAGTTAACTGTTTGTGGCTTTGCAAATCCTTTTGGTCCACCATTCCAGCATCGAGCAATCTGCTCCGGAGTGTTGAGGTTGTAATGATTACAATATATTTTTAACATCTCTATGGATTTTGTACGACTCCATCTATCGTTGTATGTGTATATTTTTTTACCTAATATTCTATTGACATCTCTTACCATTGTTCTTCTAATTTGTAAACAACCTACAGCGTCCTCACCAGGATTATATGCAGAATCATTATTACTACTTTCTACAAATATCAATGCATTGATTGTAGACGAGCTTGGAAAGTCGTCCCATATTTCAAGCCTATAATTTAGTGTGTCAATCTGTTTGTGTAAACTATCAATTATGTTTTCTTTATTATTTAATTCGTTTTGCAGACTTTCAATTTGTCTTTCGCTATCCAAAGTCATAACAAGAAATAAACACGCGGCACAAGGTAGTGCCAATAAGATAAAAATATTTTTCATATTAATCAAATAAAAGTTTTAATTGTGCAGGGTCACCAGTCTCGGTGTCTTTTCCGAAGTGTTCTAATATATTTTCATTGGAATATCCTAAAGCTTGAGCAAGTCTTTTGCAAGTTCTTTTGTATTCAGCAATTGTTAAATTAGCAGGAACACCAAACTCGATGACTTGAGGTTCTTTGGATTTTATTCCTCGTTTATATATTATTTTATCTAATACCATTTTGCATTTCTCCATTATTAATATTATTATACTAATATAACAAAAATCTATGACATATGAAAACAATTAGTTGAAAAGTTTTGTAACAAGAGATTCTGTGAATTTACCTTTA